TGCTTTTCTTTGAAGATGGAGTCGAGTGCATCCTCTGCTGCAACGACATCATCTGTTTCAAACATTTCTTCTGCCATATTTAATACCCGAATGTTGAGTCACTAGCCTGAAAGCCAGATCGTTGTTTGGCTGGGTTGTAATCCCATATACTACTGCGTGGTCTAGTCATTATACCATAGCGTAAAGCATCATACAAGTGATCTTCTGCTTTGGTGTCTACATCTTCTGGATTCTTTTTGTCCAGTGGAATGCTTGGTATCTGTGCTATAGTATTCACACAGTTATTCATAAAGACTAACATAGGCTTTTCAGTAAACTCATCTACCTTTAATCGTCTATGTATCTCGTTTTTACCTGCGATACGTGAGCCTCTTGAGCGATCAGAAGGACGCCATCGACAACCTTTCATGTTCATTTGCTCTGCTAACGATGGCCCAGTATCGCCACGGTTGTGCCACAAAGAGCTATCAAGCACACCGTATCTCATACCACCATCTTCTGCCTCTGCTTGTAAGATCATATCAGCTAAATCACTAGCTGTTACTTTAGAAACATATAATTCTCTGTATACTATAAGCTGCTCATCAGGAGCCATAGTAAACCAAAGGACACCAGTATAGCTACCATAGCCATAATCACACGCCCTAAAACGTACCCACGACTTAGGAATGTCAAAGTGTTCGATAACGTGGGTAGTTCTGTCAAACTCAGGAAAGGCTGCTCCCTCGTTGATATCCCAGTTTCCTTCGAGGAGTTGCTTTCTCTGATGCTCTGGTAGTGATAAGAGCATGGCCTCATAGTCACCCTCTTCGGCAAGGTATGGGTTATCGAAGAGAGATGCAGGAATAAACCTACGCTTAAATAAAGGCTGACCTTCCTTGCTGTGTCCTTTAGGAAAGGTAATTGTTTTTCCAGTTTCAATTTCAGTTGCCCAAAAAGGTTTACCTGCTGGTGCAGGATCAATAAACATTTTCTTTACCCAAGCATGTCCAGCACCGCCAGGGTTTGTTGTTGCTCTCATGTAAAGTCCTAAGTCTCTACCATGAGCGCTACGAAGACGTGACCTCATATAATCCCAAGCGTAAGGTGTAGGCCATTGAGTAAGTTCGTCAAATCCAATCCAGTTAAAAGCCTGTCCTTGGTAGCGTGTGACATCGGTATCCTTATCCAGATAAGACATCCACAGTCTGCCACCTTTAGGAGATACCCATTGTGATTTACGCTCTGACCATTTAATTCCTGGTACGGCACGTGGGTATAACTCCTGTGACTTCTGTATAAGTTCCCTTAGTTCCTCAGTTGTATGTCGTACAAGGAGTCCAGAGAAGTTAGGATCATTTAAGCCGTGTAGTGGATCTGCAAGCATAGCGTATGACTTACCACCACCAGCAGCCCCTCCGTACAGAACTTCTCGTTCAGAAGAACTCAAGAAAGTTGTTTGTGGACCCTCATTAGGTTTGAATACAACCTTCTGTGCTTCTTCTACGTCATACTCAGGTGCTACTACCTGCGCTGGAATCTGGGGGGTTTCGATTTCCGCTGGCTTCTGAGTATGCTCCGACCCCTTGCTTTTCGAGCTTCTCGATTTCCGAGAGCGTTTCTTCGAGCCACTTGGCAAGCTTACGCTTAATTGCAGATGCTTTTCTACGTTTTTGCTCAACTTCTATTCTCTTCTTTAGACCCATATGCGAGATGTATCGGTCAGTTTCTTTACTCAACCACTGTGCTACTGCTCTGTAACTATATTGCTTGAGGTGTTGTTTTGCAAGCTCTAACGCTTCTAGCTCATGTTCTACAGGAACAAGTAGCCTATCATTTTCTGGATGCACTTCATAGCCAAAGGGAACCTTTACAGTTGTCCTAGCTATTACATGCCATTCTTTGTTGTGGTTCTTGGGGGGCAGAGGTAGCTGCCAGAATCCCAATTCTCTTTGAGGTATTATTCGTTTGTACCTTCTTTAGGTGGTAAATAGAAAATGCCACCACCACTGGTGACATCTACTTTGTCTACTTTACCAAGACCTGCTCTGTCAAGCACGTCCTTGGCAGCTATCATTTTTTCTTTGATACCCAACTGAGTGGGATCTTGCAAAGCCCCCATAAGAGCATAAGCAGCTTTCGGGGCAGTTCTAGCAAAGTAAGTCCTAGTTTTTTCAGCGATTTCATCCTTCAGAGCCTCCACTATTGCTGTTGTGCTGGAGTTGTCACCATAGCCAGCTAACTTCTTAGCAGCTACAACGTCACCCCCAGCATCATCAAATAATACATCCAAGAACCTTTGTTGTCTTTCAGTTAACGTCCTTGCCATAAATTGCATTCCTTATTTGTGATCTACCTATTCCTAGATCATTTAGTTCTCTGTCAGACAACATGTGTAGAAGTTTAAAATCTGCACGTTTTTGTTGTCTGATTACGTGGTTATCCCACATGCGTTTTAAAAAATGTTTCATGTACTTTCTCCTTGTTTGTACAAGGGTAGTTATACACAAATGTTAGCGCTATAGTACTGCTAATTTGGAATAGCCGTTATGCTATTTCTTCATCTTTTTCATAGGTCTAGCTGGAGGATTAGATGCACCGCAAGCTACACCACCATGACCCATGTTGTTAGTCTTCTTAGCCATTCCACCATAGGCCATGCCCATCTTTGGTTTCTTAGCCATACCACCATACATATAGCCCATCTTCTTTGCTACTTCTGGTGCAGCTTTCTTCAAAGCTTTCATTCCTTCATTCATTGGTTTCTTTCCCATAACACCACCTTTATTCATTTTAGATTTATGATAACCAGTACCCCCACAATGAGCGCACCCTTTGCCTTTACACTTTGGACATATAGTCTTCTTCACTTTCGCTTCCTCCCTGAAGCTGTTACTGACCATTTAACTTTCTTAGGTCCAGTCTTCTTTCTTGCTTCTGCTTTACTAATTCTACCAGCTACTTTTGCAGGTCTACACGCAGGGTACGGTCTGTTCTTATCTTTACTACCAGAACGCCCACACTTCTTGCCTGTCTTTACGTCACGCCAATCTTCTTTGAACCACTGAGTGAGTCCACCTTCACCGTAACCTCTACGACTTTCTAGTACGTGCTTTGACCTTTGCAACTGAGCCTCCCTTGCTATAAGTACCACCACGTGCTTTATACGTCTTGACTAACCAAGCACTTCCATATGCGCTGGGCCATGTTTTAAACTTTCTCTTAGCCTCTGACTTTACTTTAGAGTATAGAGCCTTGTTCTTAGGTGTAGCCATTATGTTCTCCTAGATTTAGTACCAGCGCACTTCCACTTTTTACGAGATAGACGTAGTGGGCTGTTAGGATTCTTTGCTGCCTTTGGGTGTTTCTTCATCTGACCAGCGCTTCTTGCACAATACGAATCACCTTTGCTTGTTCCTGGTCTGATACGCTTACCACCGTCTTTAGCTTTACCTGCTTGACCGTAACTTACTTTTACCTTACGTCCTGTCTTAGGGTTGGTAACTGTCTTGGCAAACATCTTGCCTTTACGTGGTGTAGCCATTTTATCCTCTACAGTGGGTTGCTTGCTAGTTCATCATAGGCTTTCCAAATGTCATCTACTTCTGTTTGTAGTACATCTAGTTTGTCACCTATGCCGTCTGTTATAGTAGTAGCTTTATCTACCTGAGAGCGCAAGTCAAGTAAAACTTTCTGCTGCTCAAGTATCTGTTGCATATTTGTCGCAAGTTGTGCCAGCTTGGAGTTCAACCCTCTGACATCATTATCTATGATAGCTTGCTCTACTGTTTGTATTCTACTTGTTACGTCTGCTTCTAGTTCTGTTATCTCGTTACTAAGATCTGTTTCGGCTTCTTGTAATTCTTTTGTTATTGCTTGACTAGCTGTCGTTAGTTGGTTTGCTGCAAATGTTTTATTTGCTGTACGTTCTCTTTCAGTGTCATTACTTAACTGAGTCAAGCTTTTTTGTAGTTCTAAAATTTGCTTTGCGTTTGCGCTGGTATTACCTAATGCTTCACTAACACCGCCCTCTACGCCATAGAACCTATTGAGAGTATCATAGCCCCAATAGACACCACCTGATACAGCAGATAGAACTGGCAAAGCCACAGCAACCATCCAGCCTTTGACATTAAAGCCTCCTATGCTGAACTCCATTGCCATTAGTTAGGCATGGTTCCATATTGTTCTACGTACTCACCTGCGCTAAACAAGTCTGCTGCAGACACCATATCTTCTGTTAAGTAACCCTGCCAGCCAGAACCAAAACCATCGTTATCCCAGTTAATTACAAATTCATCTATGTTCTGTGTATACGTGATGGTTGTATAGTTGCCGACTACAAAGTTATTAACCTGTGCATAGCTGTCAATACTAGCTGTTAGTTCAGTATTATTTGCAGCAGCCATAAATGCACCTGCTTGTTGTGCGTAGTTCTCTACTTGTGCTACGGCTTGGTTGTACGCATCAACTTCAGCTTGGTCTATCTGGTATTCTTCCTGACCCATCAAGCCTTGTAATGCAGCTTGCTCTGGTGCTGTGTCGGCTGCAGCAGCAGCTTCCATGATACCAGTAGCAGTTAGTACCTCTGTAGAAGCATCTGTTAGTAAGGTAATAGCTTCATCTAAGCTATTCATTGCACCTTGGTACTCTTGTGTGAACAACTCTTGTGCGTTGGTAGCGGTAGCGTAGTCGTGGTTCATCACAAGATCGTGTGCTTCTAGGTAATTAGCTAACTCACTTTCTGTAATTAGCGCATCGTTAAATGCATCATCTACAATAACACCGCCCAGCGCAGCATAGCCAGTAGCCCCTACTGTCATTGTACCTGAGTCCGTCACCCTGTTCTTAATAGCACCTAGAGACTCAATCAGGTAGTCCAGCTTCTCCTGACCTGTCATTGTTAGGTTTAGATCCACCATTTCCACTTCGTATGTTGGTGGAGTTGGTTCCACTACCAGAATTACTTCTGCGTTTGCTAGTCCTGAACCTATCACTAATGGACAACTTAGGGCCAGTGTCTTCAACAAGTTCTTCTTCATCTGCGTATTCCTCTCCAACTCTTAATAGAGTATCCCAAAACTGTTTATCGTCTTCGTAACCTACTACAAATGTGGCAGGGTCTTCACGGTACTTGTTGATAGCATTCTTGCCCATTAACAGTCTACCAGTCTTGGTATCGTTGATTGGACACGGAGTATTAGCTAACATCATACTCCTAAACACTGTAGGGTCTTGGCACATAATAGATATGGCTGACACCTGTAATCCTAACCCACCTACCTGTTGAGGTAACCCCAGTAATCTAGCATTCTTCCTGCGATTACATTGTGGGTCTTGCTGCATCTCACCTTGAGATAGGCCAATTATGTTTAATTGAAGCCCTCTACTCTTCGGGATTAAGCAAGAGTCGTTACCTCCCCCACCCATCATTGTCGGAGAGATACTTGACATTACCGGGCTGCTACCCGGGGAAGAACCTGCTCCGTTATAGTTTGTGACTTGACTAGTATTGTTTGATTCTACGGTTGAGTCTTCGTAGTTATTCGAGAAGTCA